AGTGAGCGTACCGCCGGTGAGCGCCAGTGCGTCGGTGATCCCGTAGCCAGACAGCGTAGTTGGCTTGCCGGTGACACTGGCCCAGGCGGGCGTCACTGTTACGGCTGTACCGATGGCGGTAATGCGGCCTTTTGCATCAACAGTGAATGGCGTCTGCGCCGTGACGCCGTTGTTGTAAGTCCCCGCCGTAACACCGCTGCTGGCCAGAGTCAGTGCAATCGCTGTTGTGCCTGAACCCGTTGCATCACCAGACACCGTGATGTTCTGGTTCGCAGTGAGGTAACCCGGATTTGAGCCGCCAGTCACGCGTCCCTTGGCGTCCACGGTGACGTTGGAATAGCTACCTGCGCCAACGCCACTGGCCGCCAGGGCCAGCACCACGCCACCCGACAGCGTGCCGGTGCCAGTTGCATCGCCACTGACTGCGAAGCTGTCAGCCTTCTTGGCAAAGACCCCCGAGCCAGCGGCGGCAGTGACAACACTGCCGGACTCGCCGATGAACAGCGTCTTGCTGACTTCGGACCAGGCCAGTTCCCCCACTGCCAGCGTGGGCGGCGTAGCGGTGGTGGCGGATCGTTTGATTTGAATGAGGTTGGGCATAAGGTTCTCCGTTGGAATTTAGAAATAGCCCGCGTCCAGGGCCAAGGTGCTGACATCAGGCAAAGGACCCGGCGGGCCGACCGCACCTTGGTCGCCCTTTGGACCTTGAGGTCCGGGAACGGTGAGCGTGACTTCGACCGAGGTGCTGTCCCATTGCGGCTGCAGGGTGAGGCTGACTTCTGTGGTGGCTGCAATCGTTGTGGTCATGGATCGGCCTCCATTTACTGGCTCACATCGGGCACGACCGGCACGATGAATGTTTCGGTCGATCGGACCGTTCCGCCGCCATGCACTTCGACATCGCAGTACAGATTGGCGGGTGCCGGGAAGGTGGCAGACTGCGCCGGATCGACCAGCGAAAGGTAAAAGCGGCCAGGGTTCACGGTCTGGTCGGGATCGATCGCCGCCGACAGATTGGCAACCAAACCTCCAACGCTGGTGCGCAGTTGGGATCGAATGGTTTGGTTGGTCAACTGGCTCGCCACACCGTTGATGCGGTAAACGCCAGACAAAGCGAAGGTATCGCCCCGCTTAAATGGAGGAGTTGTTTGGGGGAGCGTTGTTTGTGAAGTCATCTCAATATCCTTGAACGTAGGCGTCCACCGTCCCAGCGGTAGCAGCGCCGCTGGCGTTGAAACACTGGATAAGGGGACCCGAAATTGATTTATCGACCACGCGGGCCGTGGTGACAGAGCCACCGTCAGAATGCAAAGTGAGACTCACGATCACCACGTTTCGCCAGCCGGTGCCAATCGACAAACGCGAACCGCCCGTTGCAATCTGTACATCCGGCAGGCGAATCGTTTTATCCGGCACATCGATTTGCGCCACCACCGAGCCAATCAAGCCCTGCAAATTGCTCTGATCTACATCGATGCGGAACTGGTAGGTCGTTCCTGCGTCAGCCCAAGCCCGACCCGGGAATGGCACATAGGCCACGTCCGAGGACTTCTTCCATGTGATCTTCCAGGCATATCCACTGACGGTGGCAGCGATCGTGAGGCTTCCACTCTCGGTGAATGTGACGCTACCGGTCCAGAAAATGGCCTGGTACTGAGGAACCAGAAACACGGCTGTGGTGTTGGTCCACAACTGCGCCGTGTCGTTGCTCCACATGCGCGATGAGTCGGGTGCCACCACCGGCGTCGTGTTGAGCGTGTAGCTTGCAAACACGTTCTCCACCGGCGCATCACCTAAGTTGCACGCAATGGCAGTGACGGTCAGACTCTCATTGCCGGTGGTGTCGACCGCCTTGATCAGAATCTGACCGGCTCCATAGGGAATCGTGACCAGATCCCAGGGCGAGACTGCCAGCAGGCCGGTGTGCAATTCCAGCGCGTCAGACCAGGAGCGACTGCCACCCGGCTGCCAGCGCACGCGGTAACCGGCAAGATCGATGTCGGTAACTGGCCCCCAGGTTAGGCGCTCGCCGTCCAGGCGCAGCCACGGGACATCGGACGGTGGTGCAGTTTTACCCACCACCTGAACAGTCCCCTGGCTCCATGCTCCGCGTACGCCGATCGAGTTGATTGCACGAATGCGCACGTTGTAGCTGGCTCCGTCTTGCACAGGTGACACCCAAGCCACACCCAGTTCGGCAGCAACAACGTCCACAGGCGACCATCCCAGGTCGGTCGTAGCTTGGGTCTGAACTTCGACCTGCCCCTTCTGTGCGTAGGCCTCGGTAGGTGCCGTCCAGCCCACGCGGATGCGGGAAATGACAGAGCCATCAGCCAGTCGCAGTAATTCAGATGTGCCGGAGGCCAGGGTGAGACCCAACACGGCAGGCACGCTGAACGGGTCTGGCAAATTGGACTGAGCGATGACGGCGGCAGGAGACAGAACTGCTTGCGTGTAAACACTGGCGCTGTATTCACGGGCCACCACATAGACCTCGTCGTTGTCCTTAATCTCGATCTGCATGATCCGAAACAGCTTGGCGCTCCAGCCCGGCGTTGAATGCGTGATCGGCACTACGTCCCCAACCTCGCAGCGCAAGCCTTCCTGAAAAGCGGAGAACTTCACCACCAAGCCGTAGCGGCTTTGGTTTAGGGTCAACTGACCGATGTTTTGCGCACGGTAGCTATTGGCCGTGAACGGCAGATCAATCTTGGCCTCCAGAATGAGGCCGTTATCGGTAGCACGCAAAGCTGTGGACTCGACCATCGCCAGATCAGGCTGCCACTTTTTGGCTGGGTTGTAAAACCCTGCGGTGACCCGGTTGTACTTGGCGCGTTTACCGGCCTGGCTTATGACCCAAGAGCCGGTAATGTTGCTCTCAGTAAACCCAAAGCTTGAGGCCGTGGTGGCAACGTCAAGCACCAACCGGTACTTGCCGCCGCTAAAAACCAGCATGCCCCGGCACGCGGTAAGCAAAGCGCGCACATTGTCATACGCGGTCTGGTTCGTGTCGATCGTTCCGTCGCAGGCGTAAGCCGCGTAGTTCACCTGGGCGAGCGTGTGCTGCCCAGACCCTGCTGAAGTCAGATCGATGGCCACACCTGCGTAAGCATTGGCCAGCGTGGTGGCGAGTTGGTAGCTGGTGTCAGTTGCCTTGATCGCGTAATAAGTTGTCCCTGCCACCAACGGGCTGGGCACGGTGGCGGTACTGCTCACCTTGACGCCATCCCCTGTGTCGATAGGTATCGGCTGGGCGAAAGTCAGCGCTTCAGTGGTGGTGCTGACAGTAAAGATGTCAGAGAAACTTGGAGCCGTTATCCGAATATCGCAGGCGTTCGCAGCTGCTGCAATGCTCGTGTCATCGATTGCGCTGGACGCAATACCACGACCGTAAATGGCGTTGCTCAAGTAGTCCCGGATGACGAGTGCCGGATTGTTGGAGTACCGGGTCTGGCCGTCGCGTGGGTCGTACAAAGTCCTGCCACGCACATCGGCGGTGATTGTGGGGAGGCCAGAGAAAGCGTTGCGGTCATATTTGAGCTTGACGTACAGGTAGGCGCAGTTGGAAAGTTTGCAGGCGCTGGTCCACTTGGGCACATCAGCGGTTAGTGCTGCATCGGCTGCTTCACCGGGTGTACCCAGATGCCTGGTGACAGTGAGCAGCCCCGTGAACTTGGCGTCCGTTGACAGCACATCGTCCAGATACACGTTGTCGATCGCGGTCACTGGGCCTTCTGAGAGCACCAGCACCAGATGCAGGTATTCGTTGCTGCTGCCGGAGACCTCAATGAAAACCCGTGTGCCACCCACCCGGCGGCGACCGTAAATCACTGGGATCGGGTCGACATTGCTCTGAGAGTTGATCAGGATGCCCTGCGCCTGGGCCGAAGACAGCGCCGACTGGGCGCTTGAGGGCGAGTTCGAGCCGATCAGTGACTGCACAGCCAGATTGGCAACACCCCCAGCGACAAGACCGGTCGCACCGCCGATGAAACTGGCAGTGGCAAGCGATGCGCCAAGAACGTCAGCCGCTGCAGCCGTGATGCCGGACTCAATGACCATGCCAAGTACAGCATCAGCCACCACCGCACCCACGGCCTCAGACACCACCGATCCAACGATGGCTCCAATGACGATGCCTGCCATTACCCGACTTCCCTGTGCCGAACTACCTTCGCGTACATACGCTCAACATCCTGGTAGCCCAGGTGTTCGAGCAGGCGACCGAAGTCTTTGGTCTGTTTGACGTGGTAATAAATTTTCTGCACGCCCTGGGCTTTGAGACCCATTTCGGCAAAGCGCAGCAGTTTCAGAACGACACGCCCGGCCCTTACCTCGGGTACGGCATACACAGCGCTGTTAGCGGCGACCAGTGCGTCCTGGTAATGGATGTGGGTCTGCACGATGAATGCGGCGTAGCCCACAATCACGCCATCACGTTTGGCGATGAAGGTGGCAAGCTTTCCGGCAGCATCGAGTTCGCCGTAGCGAGCCCAGTCAACGTTCAGACGATCGAGATCCTTCTGGCCGACTTCCTCGTACTCGCGTTCGGCCAATGCTTGAAGTTCTTTCGTAGCCATGCCGATGGGGATGCGCGCATACGTGTAGAAAGATCGTCCGCTATTCACAGTGATCCCCACTTGATTTCGCGGTTGATGTTGGTGATGAACTGAAAGCCCCGGTCACCCGGAAACCAGATCTGCTCTTCCGGGTCGTTGGTGTGCCTGCCAGGCGTGCGCTGGAAATCCACCCATTGCGAGCTGGCAGTCACTGCGATCGTGCAGGTGCCGTTGTTTGGGTCGTCGGAGATTTCCATGCTGTCAATCCGTCCATCGAACACCAGTAAAGGGTTGCTGATGATGGCCAGGCGGTAATCCAGAAAAGCCTTGTAGATGGCGATGCGCCGGTCGATATAAGGCTTGGACAGTGCAATCGAAATCCAGGTCTGATCCACTGCCGAGACTTGCACCGTGACATTGGGGATACTCATGTCACTGGTCTCTGACAGGCCGGAGAACCCGAGAAAGTGACCGTTTGCCGTGTAGGTATTGGTGCTCCACAGCACGTTGATCCAGGCGTCCGTCATACGGATGGTGCCGTCGTCAAACCAGGCCTCAACCAAATAGACAGGCTGGTTGCTTGACTTGAGGATCTCGGCGATGAACTCTGAACTTGCTCCACGATCCATAAAAATTGACCTTAAAAGGCCTCCACCAACTGCAAGCTGAAGTTGTAAATCGACCCCGGAGCCACGGCAGACTCCATCGTGTCCGTACCCAAAGCCAGCGTGAACGCCACGTTGCGCACGGTAATCACTGCGCCGTCGGCAGGAACAGCCAGTAAGGCAGGCTCAATCGCCACGGTAGCCAGGCCAAAGGCATCGGCATTCACATCAGCAGTGACCATGTAAACCTTGGTCTGGCCAGTAACGCCAATGAAGTCACCCGCTTTAAGTGCGCCGGAAAGACCTGCCGTCCAGCCGCGCGTGGAGATGCTTCTGCCTTGCTGGTTAGCTCCGTTGATCTGCGGTGTGCCGGTAGCCGCCCCTCGAGGCAGTTTGTGCGCAGGCAGCACAGCGGTGAAGCTGTCCCACTGGCCGCGCTGGGCGACAACAAAGGCCTGAATCGGCGCGAATTGAGCACGGGTCAAACCCACCCAATCAGCAGTGATCACCCAGCGCTGCGCGCCGTTGGTACGAACACTGCGGCGCAGGTTGTGTGAGATCGACACGCGCGTGGGTTGGTAGGACTGAATCTTGATGGCGCTGGGCGCGGGGGTCAGAGGAAATGTTCCGCTCATGACTTATCCCGTGATTCCGTAGCGCCCGCGCATGTTGAGCGCCTGGTTCACGATGCCCACCACCACGGCCTTGTTTTGCACCATGGCGGACTGGAAACTGCGTGCATCCATGGCACGCACCGAGAAATTGATGTTGATTGGCGCTTGGGCTGTGGCCGTACTGCTGTCGCTGCTGCCGGGTGATGATGTTGTGCCAGCCGACTTCCCGTTGGGGACGATCGTTCCTGCACCGTTGGGCACGAACCATTCCGGGCCTTGCTCGCCCACGATGTAGGGCTGGCCACCGGCGACCGGGCCGCCATCAGCCTTGAACAGGCCTGACAGAAAGTTCCCGGCACTGCTGAACATTCCTGAGAGCGACATACCGCTGGTCGCTTGCGCCAGTGGTTTCATGATGCTGTTTTGAATCTGGATGCGAATCAGGTCCGCGATGATGGAATTGGCAAGGCTCTTGAAGTCGAGCTTGCCGGTCTGCACAAAGCTCACCAGCGCGTCCTCCATGCCCTTGAACGCATTGGTAAATAGCCGCTCGGACTGGGCTGCAGCGTTAGAGACGGTGTCGATGTAGTTGTTCAGCGCCTTGGTAACGCCCGTCTCCCACGAGCGCTCAGCATCCCACCGGGCTTCAATCGCTTTGATCATGACTGCCGTGGATTTGACGGCCTCATCGCGCAGGCGCTGCTGGGTATCTGCTGTTAATTTGGTGCCGCTTTGCTCGGCATCCCAGATCTGCTGCTCAACGGCGAGGAAGTTCTTACGCTTGACGTTGGCAATCTCTTGCGCCTGGGCGTTCAAGCCAATCAGCTTGGTCTGGAAGATGTACTGATCGTTGGCCTGCTCCAAGCTGTAGGTGAAGGCATTGATGCGCTTGGTCTCATC